GTCTTGGACAACATCATTCCAGGCGATAACGCCGTTGAAACGCGCAACGGGTATGAGGATTGGTGCACGGGTCTGCCGAGCACGATCCAAGCGCTGATGGAATACAGCGCCATTGACGGCACCAACACGCTGTTTGCAGCAACCGCAACGGCCATTTACAACGCCAGTTCGCAAGGGGCCGTGGGTGCGGCGTCGCTAAGCTCTCTGACCAATGGCCGCTGGCAAAACGTGATGTTTTCCACGTCTGGCGGCAACTTCCTGTGCGCGGTCAACGGCGCCGATGGCTTGCGCACCTATGACGGGGCGGCGTGGGCCACGCAATCTTTAACGGGTGTCACAGCTTCGACCCTCGTCAACATCACCAGCCACATTCAACGCCTGTGGTTCGCGCAGACGGGCACGCTAAAGGCTTGGTATTTGGGCGTGTCTTCGATTGCCGGCGCTGCCACATCCATTGACCTTGGGCCTCATTCCAAGCTTGGCGGTTACCTGATGGCCATTGCCTCTTGGACCCGTGACGGCGGATCTGGGATGGAAGACCTAGGCGTGTTCCTAACGTCTAAGGGCGAACTGCATATCTTTTCTGGCACCGATCCGAGTTCGGCGGACACATGGGCCAAAGTCGGCACGTTCAAGGTGGCTGAGCCCATTGGGCGCCGATGCTTCATCAAGGTGGGTGGCGATATCGGCATTCTGACCACGCAGGGGTTAATTCCGCTGTCTGGCGTGCTCAATAGGGCGGAATCGGCTCAGGCCCGTGTGGCGATCACGGACAAGATCCGCAGGGCGTTTTCCGAGGCCTATGACGACGCGGAGACGGCAGCGAACTGGCAGGTGCAGGAGTACCCCGTCGGCAAGCTGCTGATTATCAACGTCCCGACGGTCGAAGATACGTCATCGATGCAGTTCGTCATGAACTCCAACACGGGCGCTTGGTGCCGGTTCACGGGCATCAACGCCAACTGTTGGGCGCTGAAGGGCACGGATTTGTTTTTCGGCGCTCCAGACGGCAACGTCTATCGCTATTCGAGCACGACGGACGATGGCGCCAACATTGAAGGCGTAGCGGTTCATGCGTTCTCAAAGTTCGGCACGGACCGCACCAAGTATTTTAAGCGCATTCGCCCGCTGATCTTCGGCCCGACTGGCTATCGCCCGGCTGTGGGTCTGGCGCTAGATTACTCCGAAGAAATGTCCACCGTTGCAGCCCCTGCAGCCACCACATCAGGCACGGAATGGGACTTAGGCGACTGGGATACAACCGATTGGGCGCCGCCGTCTCGGACAAGTGCGCTGTGGCAGGCCATGCGCGGCGAAGGGTTTTCAGCTGCTGTTGTGATCGGCGTCAATACGCCTGAAAAGATCACATACAACGGATCAACGCTGCTGTTTGAAGTGGGGGATGCACTGTGAACCCGCGCATTGTGGATGGGCTCTTGTTTGGTGCTGATGAGGTGGTCGCCCGCTGGGTGTCGAAGATGGCATCGGGCGAAGGCAAGATTGAAGTGCCCTGCGTGGCCATTGGCTTGGTGAAAGACGAAGCGCTCGCCGGCGGCATTGTCTTCTATGATCACCGTGGAAATGACATTCAGATCGCCATGGCAGGGGCTGGATTGCGGCTTGTGCCCCCGCGCACGCTAGCACGGGCTTTCGGATACGCTTTCAACCAGTTGGGTTTGACGCGCGTTACCGCTGAAATCGCACTTTCCAACGAGCGCTCGATTAGTGCAGCGCAGCGGCTTGGGTTTGTGCGTGAAGGCGTCAAGCGCCGCGCGGCCAAGGATGGCGGTCATGTGGGCGTGTTCGGTCTGCTCAAGAAAGACTTCAAGCTAAAGGGATACCTCTAAATGGACTCACCCAAGGCCCCGGCGGCGCCAGATCCGAACAAGACGAGCGCTGCGCAGACCAGTTCGAACGTCAACACGGCTATTGCTAACACCACCATGGGCAACGCCAACGAGCGTGGGCCCACGGGAAGTGTCAACTACAACGTCAACGGCTACGAGACGATCCCAGACGGCAACGGCGGGACGATCAAAGTCCCCAAATACACCCGCACCACGACGCTCAGCCCTGAGCAGCAGAAGCTGTACAACCAGCAAGTGGGCCTTGGCTCGCAAATGAACGACATTGCTGGCCGCCAGTTGACGAACCTGGACAGCACGTTGTCAAAGCCGATTGATACCAGCAACCTGCCCGATATGCCGACCTATGACCGGCAGCACTATGAGGACGCGATTCAAGGCCGGTTGCAGCCGCAGATAGATCGAGACAGGCAGGCGCTGGACGCCAAGCTCGCTAACCAGGGTGTGATGCCTGGGTCCGAGGCCTACCGCGAAGCGATTGCCCTGCAGGACCGCGCTGTGAATGACGCGCGTTATGGGGCGGTGCTCAATGCGGGGCAGTACGCGGGGCAAGAGATGTCTGTTGCGGGCACGGCTCGGGATAGAGCCCTGCAGGAGCAACTGGCCATCCGTAACCAGCCGATCAATGAGATCGGCGCGCTGATGAGCGGCGGGCAAGTGACCATGCCGCAGTTTAGCCAGTTCCAGGGCGGGCAAGTCGCGAACACCGACGTAAGCGGCAACGCTTACAACTCGTACAATGCGCAGATGCAGGCCTACAACCAGCAAATGCAGCAGAAAAACGCAATGATGGGCGGCATTGGCGGCTTGGCAGGGTCTGTGCTGGCCGCACCAATGACGGGCGGAGGATCACTTGCGGGCGCGATGTTCGGGGGGCTTGGGGGTTTTTAAATGAAAACATATGACGTTGCGCTTCCCAAAGCCAAGAGAGGCCTAGGCGATATTGATTACCGCCGTCGCCTTGCTCAGCAGCTTATGAGTCAAGGCACGGACACGTCACCCGTGGGGCACTGGACGCAGGCTGCCGCGCGTATCGCTCAGGCAATCTCTGGAAGTCTGAATCAGGATCAGGCCGAGTCTCAGGACGCTGCTTTGCAGGCAGACGCCAACGCCGCGCTTATGCAAATGTTGCCCTCTATGACGGGCGGGTCATCGTCTGCCGGTGCGCCGCCGCAAAGCGCTATTGCTGCTGCGTCGCAGCCAGTCCAGCCGCTGTCCGATGAAGAATTGGGCGTGGCTAAGTTTGCATCACCTGGGCTTGCGCAGTCTGTGCCCAAGGTGGCGGCTGCTATGGCGCCGCAGAATATGCGCGGGGCGCCGGCGGCAATCAGGCATAACAACCCCGGCGCCATGTGGCCGGGTCCTTCGTCAAAGAAGTTTGGCGCGACCGGGTTTCAGGTCATCGGCGGCGGCAACAAGATTGCGACGTTCCCCGATGCCACAAGCGGGGCTGCCGCGCAGTTCGATCTGCTCAACCGCAGCTACGCCGGAATGCCGTTGAATGCAGCTATCCGGAAATGGTCTGGCGGCAACTCGTCTCCGCAGTACGTCGCCAAGATTGCGCAGAGCCTTGGCGTGTCACCAAATACAGTTCTCACGCCTCAGATGCTGCAGGACCCGGCAGTTGCGGTGCCACTCGCTAAGACCATGGCGCAATGGGAAAGCGGCAAGCCGTTTCCGCTCGATGATCAGAAGTGGAACGAAGCCCACAAGATGGCGCTTGGCGGCCCGACACAGGCAGAAACCGCAGCAGCCCAGCCGCAGCAGATGCAGGTGGCAGACGCTTCAGGCACGCCTGACCGCGCGACAATCGAACGGCTGTTGTCCAACCCCTACACGCGCGACATGGCGCTGAAGCTGATCCAGCAGCAGTCGATGCCCAAAGACAAGCCCATGAACGTGCAGGAATGGGAATATTTCCAGAAGCTGCCGCCTGACAAGCAGGAGCAGTACATCCGCATGAAGCGGTCTGAAAAGTTCTTGGACCTTGGCACGAAGTATCGCAATCCGACTACTGGAGAGGATTACGATAAGGACATCGCAGGGAAGCAGCGGCAAGAAGAGATCGGAACGGCACAGGGTAAGCAGATTGCTGCAGCGCCGGGTGATATTGCAGCCGCGGATGAAGCCTTGGCGCTCATTGACAGTTTGCGTGTTGACCCAAATCGGGAATGGGGAACGGGCATGTCATCTGCCCTCAACTTCATCCCAGGAACGCCAGGAAAAAGTTTTCAGCTCAAGGTCAATCAGGCCCGTTCCGGCGCGTTCTTGACAGCTATCCAACAGTTGCGCGGCATGGGCGCCCTGTCCAACGCTGAAGGCCAGACCGCGACGGATGCCGTCACGCGCTTGACGACGGCGGACACAGAAGATGGATTCCTGAAGGCCTTGTCTGACTATGAGAAGGTCGTTCGCGCTGGCCGTGATCGTGCGTCTGGCCGCCTGCAGCCGCAATCTTCGTCTCCGTCGCGTCCTGACATCAAATCGAAATACCGGGACCTTGAATAATGGCACAGCCTTTCCGTCTTGAGGATCTGACGCCAGAAGCCCGCGCCGCCTACGAGCGGATGATGAACGGCAAGCCCAAGGCGCAACCGCCAGCGCCGCAAGCCGCGCCCGCTCCTGTCCAAACACAGCCGCCAACAGCCGACATCCCCAAGGTCAAGCGCAACATCAAGCGCCTGCTTGAGCAGAACGCACCAGAGGAAGACATCGACGCCTATGTCGAGTCCGAGGGCGTCACCTTCGAGCAGTTGAAGGCGCACAAATCGCAGCCGAAAGAGTTGGCATGGTCTGACGTGCCGGGGAAGGCCTTTGACAACCTGGGGCCGAGCGCAGCGCGTGTGGCCTACAACATCGTCTATCCGTTCCTGCACCCAATCGATACCGCGACGGCCTTCAAGAATATCGGCGTGGGCGCCGTGTCGAAGGCAAAGGGTAAACTCGGCTTTGATCAGGACCCCAACGAGAAGGCCGCTGACGAAGCCCACATTGACGCTGTGGGGCAGTTCTTCCTTGACCGCTACGGCAGCATAGAGGGCCTGAAGAAGACGCTTGCAGAAGACCCTGTCGGCGCCATGGCAGACGCTTCTGTTGTGCTCTCGGGTGGCGGTGCTGCGGCAGCGCGCGTGCCTGGCGTTGTGGGCAAGGCTGGACAAGCCGCTAGCCGTGCAGGGTCAATGCTGGACCCGATTGCAAACGCTGGTCGCGCGGTCAAGGCGACGGGCAAGCTGGCGTCCGAGGGCATCGGCCTTGCGACGGGCACGGGCGGCTTGCCTATTGAATACGCTTTCAAGGCTGGCCAGAAGGGCAGCAAGACGTTTGCCGACAACATGCGCGGTCAAGCCCCCATCACAGACGCGCTCGATATGGCGCAGTCTGCCGTGAAGGACTTCGGCAAGGCCAGAAGCGACGCCTATGTCAAGGGAATGGAGCAGATCAACGCCAGCAACAAGGCGCTTGATCTGAGGCCCGTTGCGAAGGCCATCGAAGACGGCGCCGGAATGGTCTACTACAACGGCGTTGCCAAGAGTACGGAAGCTGCCGACACCATCAAGAAAATCGTGTCCAAGTTCGAAGAGTTCAACGCGCTGCCGCCGGCGGCGAAGAACTCACCCAAAGGCGTGGACGCTCTCAAGCAGGCCATTGGTGAAATACGGCAAGGAACGCAACACGGGACGGTCAGCCGCACGGTCGCAAACAACGTCTACAACACGGCGAAAGAGCAAATCGTCAAGCAGTTGCCGGAATACGCTCAGACCATGAAGGGGTATTCCCAGGCGTCTGAGCAGCTAGACGACATCACCAAGACGCTGTCGCTTGGCGAACGGTCAGCGAAGGACAGCGGAATACGCGCGTTGACTTCTGCCATGCGCAACAACGTCAGCACCAACTATGGGCGCCGGGTCCAGCTTGTTGACGAACTGGCGAAGCACCAGCCGGAACTTCCCTACGCCATCGCTGGCCAATCTCTTAGTTCGCCCACCGCGCGTGGTCTGAGCCGCTTGCCGCAAGGCCTCACAGCGCTAGCCGGAGCGTCTACGTTTAACCCCATGGTGATCCCAGCCCTAGCGGCATCCTCTCCGCGCTTTATGGGCGAAGTCGCCTATGGCGCTGGCAAAGCCGCAGGCGGTGTCGAAAAGATCGCCAAGGCCTTGGGCGTTGACGTGAAGACAGCCGCTCAAATCATGCGCAAATCGTATGCCGCCAGCCAGGGCACTCAGCCCACGCTCGTAGGTTCTCAGACCGGCGACTATCCGGCGCCGTAGGCAAGCAACTTGTCAAAAAATCTTATGAGCGCTTCAGCCAGCACGCACGCAAGAATCATCTTGCCAAGAATTTCGTCGCTCATGTGGCTCCCAACTAAATCCCGGTGAGTAAGCGCATCATCGCATAAAACACCGCTTGAGCGATGAGACACGCCAGAAACGTGTTCATGAAATCCTTATCCATGATGGAGCCCCCTAAATGGCTTATAACGGCTCGGGTGTATATGCCCGGCTCTACAACTGGGTCACAGATCGCAACAACACTGTCAAGATCCGTGCCGACCGTATGGATGCGGAGTTCGATGAGATCGTTACTGCCCTTGGTAACGTCATCTGCCGCGACGGTCAAAGCACAATCTCTGCTGACATCCCTTTCAACTCTAAGAAGATCACAGGCCTAGCCGACGCTGCAGCCGATACGGACGCACTCAATCGGCAGACGGCAGACGCGCGGTATCAGCGCAACGCTGAAGACCTCACCAACATAACCGATTTGGCCGATGGTGACGAGTTCACCATCGGGGATGCTTCAGACAGCGGCAACAACAAAGCCGTCCTGTGGTCCGTCATCAAGTCTGAACTGCTGGCCGAGATGACCACGGGGTTTTTCCCGTCTGGAACGCTTATGCTGTTTGTCCAGACATCTGCCCCGACCGGATGGACAAAAAGCGTTGTGCATGACGACAAGGCACTGCGCGTCACAAGTGGCACGGCGTCCAGCGGTGGCACCGTGGCATTTGACACGGCGTTCGCGTCAAAGTCCATCACGGGCACCGTGGGGGCTACGACGCTCCTAGAAGCCGACATGCCGTCGCATGATCACAGCATCACGATTAAGTATTTCAATGTGCCGGGCGATACAGGATCAGTGTCCTGTTTCGTGACGCCTTCAGAAACGATTTTTGACAGCACAGCCAATGAAACGACGGATGTTGCTGGTTCCGACTCTTCGCATACGCACACTGTCTCGATAAATTCCGTCAACCTAGACGTGCAGTATGTTGACGTGATCATAGCGACTAAGGACTGATGCATGGAAGCTTACACAAAGCCGCCGGCAGACAAGACATGCCCGCATATGGGCGGAAAACCGATGAGTGAGGTTTGCCCAGGCTGCGCGTTCTGGGTCACGGTTAGAGGCTCATGCCCAAACACGGGCCGCGAGCTGGACGGGTACCAGTGCGCAATTGTTGGGACCATGTTTATTGGGCTGGAGGTGGCCAAGCTTGTCAATCAGGCCGGCGCCGCTGTCGAAAGCACCCGCAACGATGTCGTCAAACGCATGAACCTTGGGCTTGCTACGCTTGCGGAGCCAAAAGCAAAGCCGGGGCTGCTGTCTTATATCGGGGGTAAGCGATGAGGGTTTCAATTATCGTTCCAAACAAGCGCGTGAGCGTTGACGGGACAGGCGTCAAGCTGAAGGATTTTGATTGGGCGCCCTATGCCGATATCAGAGCCGTGCAGGGCTGGCTTGACCGGGACCGGGCCGAAGTCGAGTTTAAGGAAATAGACCCTGACGGTGACGGGCCGCTGCCGTCTTACAAGCCGCCCAACAAGCTCATCAGCAAGGCAGAGTTTGACGCGCTTTTTGGGCCTATTCTGACGGCGTATGCCGCTGCGGATAAGACGCCGCGCAAGCCACAGCCCCAGCTTGGTGACAGTGCACCAGCAAAGCCGCAGCCGGTCCCGCCACAAGTGGCTGTGCTCATTCAAACCATGGCAAGCGAGCTAGACGCGCTGAAAGCCAAGGTGCAGGCGCTAGACGAGCAGAATACGGAACTGCTCAGGAAGCTGGCGGGGGCCTCATGAAAATCAGCGACGAAGGCTTGCGGCTGGTACGCTCGTTTGAAGGCTATCACACCCGCCTGAAAGACGGCTCTTGCGCTGCTTATCTGTGCCCGGCTCGCGTACCCACAATCGGGTGGGGAACGACTGAAGGCGTCAAGCTCGGCATGGTCTGGACAGAGGCAGAGGCAACCGCAGCCCTTTTGCGTGAAATCGCGAAGTTTGAGACCGCGGTCAACACCAGTGTGACGGTCGAGATCAACCAAAACGAGTTCGATGCCATGGTATCCCTTGCCTACAATATCGGGGTTGCCGGTTTCAAAAGGTCTAGCGTGCTGAAGCGGCTAAACAAGGGCGATAGGACCGGTGCGGCGCGGGCTTTCCACATGTGGAATAGAGGCGGGGGCCGTGTGCTTAAAGGCCTTGTGTCGCGGCGTGCGCGTGAGGCTGCGCTGTTTCTAAAGCCGGTCGAGAGGCCGGAAGAACCGTTCATGCCGCAAGCTGTAGAACCGTCGCGCGAACCGCCTAAGCCCGCGACGGTTGCAGTGGGCACATGCGCTGCCGGTGGCCTCGCCATGCCGTTCCTGCCGTCTATTCCAGCCCCGCCAGTTGAAGCGGTTTCCAGTGTTGCGGGATGGCAAACAGCCGCCGAAACATTGGGCGCTTTCGCGTCGTCACGATACGCAGTATATGCGATCTGTGCTATGATTTTCGTTACATGGGTTGTGCCCGCGATCTCGAAAAAATGGAGCGCGCAATGATCCTCGCTTTTCTTGCTACTCCCCTTGGCCGGTACCTTGCCGGCGCTATGGCTGCGTTTGTTGTGTTCGGTGCGTGGTTGACCACTCGAGACTACAAACAGCAGGCCATCGGCGCGCAGAAGCTGGCGGCAAAGATGGAGAAAGCCTCAGATGAAAACGCGAAAAAGGCTGAAGCCGCTCGTCGCAGTGTTGACGCTCTTCCCCCTGACCGCTTGCGGGACAAATATTTTCGCGACAACTGACAGCGCGTGCAAGAGCTTCAGAACCATCAGTGCTAGCGTGCAGGACACACCCCAAACGAAGCGCCAAGTCATCGGGCACAACAGAGCCTATGACGCAATCTGCAAGGGCTAGCCATGAATGCAGAATCGCAAATTGCTGCAGCCGTTGCCGCCATACGTGGATCAAACGGACCCACGATTCATCGCATGGCGTCTCGACCAGCACAGCCAAGCCATCGAGCACCTCCAGGAATCCAAAATGGACAACCCAAGCGCTTCGCTGCTCCGGTTGCTGTGGGTGGGTCTGTCCGCAATCCTTGGCCTGATCGGCCTGGCATTGCCCGAAAAATCTGCGGATATCTTGATGCTGCTGCTCAAGTAGCAACGCGGCGCTCTGTTGAGATTGCAGCCGTTACGCTGCTCGTGGCCGGTGCGACCCGTGTCGCGGTGCACCTTGTTGAGCCGACGCACCCTGTCATCATCAAGCTGATGTACTATCTCTGAGGGCGCATGGATAACTTCCTTAACCGTCTCAACCGCAACCCATACCAGCCCATAGACAGCGCCTCTATCACGCGCGTTGACGAGCTTGGCAACGGCTACGACGATTGGAACAACCTCATTGCGCCTAAGTTCGAAGCCCCGGAGCAGACCTGGGGAGAAACAGCCCTAGGTGTCGCCACGGCTCCAGCACGCATGGCAACGGCTCTGGCAGGCTCCCTGAGCCCGTATGGTGCCGACGGCTGGCAGGTGCCTCCCATCGTGCACGAGGGCGTCAATGCCTTAACCGCAGTTGGTGACGCCTATAACTACGGGATGGATCAAGACGAGATCAATTCTCGTGCCTTGGGGATGGCTGGGTTTATGATGGGCGGCGGTGGGCTTGCTGCCAAATCTCCGGTTTCCAGGGCCGCAAACCTATTCCCAGACCAGCCGCGCGCCATGAGTGCTGATCTATTTGCGGAGGCTGTGCCAGCAGGCGAGCGGTTTGGAGCAAGAACCGCAGCAGCGGACCCGCGCAAAAGCAAACATTGGCCGTCATGGGGAGACCGCGAACCGGACCGGGCGGCGGCCCACGTTCGGGAACAGGAGGCCGCCGATGCGTGGTTCTCGATTGTTGACCCTATCATGTACGATGAGCGCGGCCTAAAGCGCATGGAGCGCCATGAGGCTGAGGCGCTAGCCATCGAGCGTTTTCCTGATGCACTCGATAAAGGATTTGCTTACAAGGAAGCGGCGAAAGCCTGGAACGAGATCGACAAGGGCCGGCCAATGACAGCGGCAGAGCAGGCCTGGTTTGATCTTGACCTTGCTCCGGGCCGGGCGCGAACATCCCGTAACGAGATCATGCGCGACATTGTAATGCCGAATATGATCATGCCAGACGGCTCTACGGGTGTTCAGCATATGGCTGCCGCCAATGGCCCCAAAAAGCTCTATTCCAACGCCTCTAAGGAAGGTGCAGTTCCTGCTATAGCAGGGGCTCTAGGTCAAGAGCAGAAAGGTATTACAGCCTACCATGGGAGCCCGCACGATTTCGACAAGTTCGACTTGAGCAAGATCGGGACTGGTGAAGGTGCGCAAGCCTATGGGCATGGGCTGTATTTTGCTGAGAATGAAGGGGTGGCGAAGAGCTATAGGACCGCATTAAGTGACAATTGGACGCCTCAAATGGACTTCAGAAAGAACGTCCGCGATGCCTTGCGTTCAAAAGGGCACAGCCAGACATTTGCAGATCATGCCGTTGATAAGGTGGAAAGAGCCATTAAGGATGGCATCCCGGCGCAAGACGTTTTGTCAAGCGTTGACCGCATGGCGGCTCCAGACCTCTACAAAGAGCAAATGCGCATGGCTTTATCAGATGCCGTTCCTTACATGGAGCAATACCCAAAAGAGGCAGGCAAGATGTACCAAGTCCGCATCAACGCAGACCCTAATGATTTCCTAGACTGGGAGAAACCTACAAACCAGTGGCCTGCTAAAGCAAATGAAGTCCTAGACGGGTACTATCAGAACAATGAAATTCGTCAGAAATATCCTGACGCAACCTACTTCCTGAAAAGTCCTGAAGGCACAGAACGCCTCCGCGAAGCAGGCATCCCCGGCATACGCTATCTAGACCAGATGAGCCGCAACGCTGGTGACGGAACTAGAAACTATGTGGTTTTTGACGACAGCCTTGTCGAGATCCTGAAAAAGTACGGCTGGCTTGTGCCAGGGGCAGGCTACGGCGCAAACGCTCTGTCTCAGGGCCAAGAGAACCAGTACTGACCGGGCTGGCTTTTGCCTTATCTCCCTCCCCAGTGATCAAGGAGAGTGAGACGGGCCTTTCCTATCAATCTGGGTTGTCTGCTGAGTGGTAGTGTCCCCATTCCTCTTGCGTCATCGGTCGCCAGCCCTTGACGTATTGCGTGCACCATCCCCCTGCATCGCTGAACACAACAGTGCCGTCAGTAAGCAGGAACGCGCGGCCATACGTTTCGTCAAGCCGCTCAAGCCCGAAATCAACGAGCAGAATGACGGGGCGTCCGCCCGTGCCTGGAATGTTAAAGTCAGACGGGATGCGCCAAACTTCGCTCACGTCGGGGCCTTTCCTATTGCGGTTTCGCCGCCAGCGCGTTGGCGATCGCTTCGCGAATGCAAGGCAGTAGGGCAACGGCCGTTTTGTAAGCCTCCGCCTGCTCTGCAAAATACCGCTTGTTGGTGTCGCTCTGTTTGGCGTCTGTCGCAGAAAGCTCGCCACACAGCTTGATCTGTGCCTCAAGCGTCTTCTGCGCCGTATCCATAGCGCCGAGCGCAGCGGAAACAGCCAACTGTTCGGGTGTCCATGCGAATGTCACGTCGGGGCCTTTCCTTTATGCTTGCTCTTTGACGTAATCGGCCATGTCGCTCAGCAGACGGCGAGCGGTAGTCCTTAAAGTTAAATGACGGCTTACCCGTCAGCACGAGCAGGATGTGGTTGCAAGCCTGCCGTCCAGCTTCCCGGTGCCTCTCCCGGTTGTCACGGGCCTTCTCCCCCGTCCAGTCAGCTCTGGAGCTAGCAACTGACTACCCCCGCGAAAACCTTCAACCAAGTGACCCCGCTTGCTCGTTTCGCGTCGATGTCGGAGCGCGGCGGGTGGTTCGTTAACACCTTTATGCCGTATGCCGTCTTGCTTGTCAACTTAGTTCCATGCTAGGGTGTTGACAAGATGGTTCGCGGAATTGGCGGGTAAATGCTGAAAAGTGCGCAAACACGGGTACGCGGCAGACTTGTTGGATACGCGAGAGTGAGCACGATTGAGCAAAACTTGGACATGCAGGTTGAGGCTCTTGTTCGTTCTGGCGTGCCACGGCGTGACGTTCTTGTGGAGAAGGTGTCCGCGTCGAACAAGAACCGCCCGCAACTTGATTGGGCCATCACTCGGCTACGCGCTGGCGATACACTCGTGGTGTGGAAGCTGGACCGGATTGCACGTTCACTTGTGGACATGCTGAACAGGCTTCGGACCATCGAAGAGCACGGAGCCGGGTTCAAGAGTTTGACAGAGGAAATCGACACGAACACGCCAGCCGGAAAGCTCATGCTTCACATGCTGGGGGCGTTGGCGCAGTTCGAACGTGATCTAGTGGTGCAGCGTACCAAGGCGGGCGTAGCAGCGGCACAGGCGCGTGGCGTGAAGTTCGGGCAGCCTAAGAAGATGAGCGACGATCAGATCGCCCAATGCCGGAAGTGGAGAAAAGAAGGGAAGACGATCCGCGAGGTTCAAGCGCTGGTCAAATCAGAATACAATATAAAGGTATCGCCGCAGACCATCTTGGTCAGAACGCGCGGCAAGAGATAGGAGCCGTGCCGTGGCGCATCCGAAGTACTGGAAAGAGATCGAAGCGCTGGCGCGAAAGATTGACGCCCCCGCTTATGTTCCGCCCGACACACCGCAAAAGCAGAAGCGCCGCTTGGCAGCCCGCGATGAGGCGCGAGCGCGCATCTTTGCGAAATCATCAGACTGAAAAGGAGCCGAGGCCGATGGCCGGGAAACATGACCGCGAAGGCGGCACAGCCGCAGACGTACAGGAAGAAATCCTAGCGGCGGCCTGCAGCGCTCTCGACAAGGCGCACGATCTGTTGTCGTTCCTGGTCCGGTACGAAGGCAAGGTGACACCGGCCTACATGGAACGGGTCAAGGATTGGGTTGACGGCGAGTACGACCCTGGAGCGCGGGCGCCAAAACGCTGTCGGCACAATTGGGCCAAGTGCGCGCTGACGCCGGATATGTACTGTACTCGCTGCGGGGTTCCTCGCAGTGTTGGTTGTCAATAAGGGGAGACTTTTGACGATGTGGGAAAGCGGTACGCCACGTTCAGGAACGCGCATCATCGCGCCGTACAACGACGGGAGCGGCGCTAAGCTGTTTGCTGTTGTCGAGGATGACGAGGGCGGCATCCAGCTTATTGACAGCTATGGCGACGAGTACGACGCGGATTATCTGACCGGCGGTGAAAGCTTCGGGCTGTGGGCGTGCTTGCCGGAAGGCTCAAAGCTTTGGTGCGAACTGACTTCGAATGAGCCGATCAATCTGGACTTCTAGTCCAACATAGGAGCGCTGGCGTGTGGAAGCCAATTGCAGAAGCTAGAAGGGACGGGACGCCATACCTTTTGTGGTATCCGGCTTCGACGTTGCCGGATGATTTGCGCAAATCGGCTGACGCTGGCCTTGCTATCGACGGCTGGTACTTTTCGTCTCCCAAAGGGATGGACGACGGCTGGGAGACCGTGATTGGCTCTATTGGGGAGCCGTCACACTTTGCCAAAATACAAGCGCCAACACAGGAGCGCAGCGGCACATGATTGATTATCACGAGATCCTTGACGCCAAGGACGCCAAACATGCAGAGCGCATTGAAGAGCTAGAAATCGTCATTCGTGCTGCGCTCTCATATCTTCAAAACCAACCCAAAGACGATGGACATGCGGAATTGCTCGTATGCGCCCTACGCGGGGCGTTGGCCAAAAGAGCACGAGATTAAAGGAGGGGTCACGAGACGCGCTCCGGTTCCTTGAACCGAACGCCCGTGACGGAATCAAGAACAAAACCCACACATCGCAACTCGCAAGCAACAAAAACCTTTGATATTACAGCATCACACCGTAGCGCCGCCCCGATCAGAGCGATGCAGTGCTCTCGTCCTATCTCCCCCATTGTCAGGACTCCCCCAATTCGTCGCGCATGACAGCCATGGCATCATTCCAATAGGCGTAGTCTCCGACGCTCGGCATAAGCCAAAGCGGCACCCACCTGACAGGCAGAAGCAAGAACACCTGATAGGCTGCCCAGCCCTTCCAGTAGGTCACCTGTCCGCGCCAGCCTTGCCAGCGGCTCCAGTCTGTCGTCATTGTCAGGACTCCCCCTGTGTGCGCCGCAGGCCGAACGGAAGCGGGCTTGTCAGAACCCAAATATGGAACATGTCCGCACCATCGACGACTTGGCTGCGTGGTGGATAGACCTCAACAGCCGTTGCATCGATGCCCGCAAGATCGTCTTTGATCCGCTGCATTTCCCACCATGATGGGCGCTCTTGCGATAGGCTCGTAACTGCCAAATGACGAACGCCACTTGGCAATGTTCTGTCGAGAACCATGAACACCTTGTTTCTGTGTCCCGTGGTGAACTCGGCAGCCCAAGACCTACCAGCGCTCCCATGCGGAAACGTCAGTTTTTCCCATTCTCCCCATTCGCCGCTGCGCCGCGCGACGGCTTCCCGCTTCAGAGCAAGTCGGCGTTCGGTGCGTGGCAAGGCTTCTAAGACTTGGTGGCTCATCTACTCCCCCTGTGTGCGTGCTTTGAGAAGGGCGATGAACGACGCTGGCTTCACGCCTACGAAGGGATGGTCTGGGCGCTTTTCGTCGTAGAACTCGTGCCCCCACCACTCCTGATCCTCAATCTCAGATGGCTTTGGAGTGCGGAACTCCAGCAGCCCGTACTGCTGCAACAGCTCTTCAAGGCTGCAATTGTCTAGGTCGCAGCCTTCCAGCCCGCACCACGTCTCGTGCATGGCTTTCGCGAAGCCGAGAAGGTCAGGCCCGCCGTTTTTCTCGCTCATGCCGCCTCTTCCTCTTTGCTCTCCACCTTCACGTCTCGCGACCTGCACAGCAGAATCAGCGCCTCTTTGTGATCCCGCCAGAACCGTCTTGCATTAACGCCATCCATTCGCGATATGCTCTCATCGTCAAATCCGTCCCAATCTGCAAATGTATGCAACTCACACCCAATCTGCATATGTGTGTCGAGAATGCTGACGGCATAGGATAGGCCTGATATGGAGATAGGGGACACCCGAGCATCGCCGGACACCCGAGCATTGCCGGACACCCGAGCATCGCCGGACACCCGAG